ACAAGGTCACCTGTTCCCCCAGCATTTGACGCGTACTGAGTGGTTGTAGCACTGGTAGTAACGTACCTAGAGTACAAACTTCGGTGGGTAACAACTGCACCGTTTGGTTGAGTGGTGGGCAACAGTGTTTCCAATTGCAAAGTAAGACCCGATGCACTACCAGTGACCTTATAAATGTCGCCGTAGTAAGCAGTCAAACCTGGTGTGCTCGCAATGCGAACTGTGGTTCCGTCAGGGAAGGTAAGATCATCACCGACCGCGAAATACCCACTAGAAGTGCCGGGCAAAGACAACCTGGCGTAAGTTGCACCAACACCCAAGCCTCCCGACAGTCCGTAAGTCGTGGTTCCTGGACCGCTAGTCACAACAACTTTCAAGGAGTTTCCAAGAACGCCAGGATACTTTGCAGCAAACACAACACCGTTTACTGCGTAGTCAGAAGTGGATAGACCACCAGACGCTCCAAACTGTGTTTCGTTGTTTATGACCATATTGGTCACTGAGTTTACTAGGGTTAGACCAGCCGCCGTGGTGTTCCCTGCTATCTTGGCGTTTCCGTTTCTGGAAGCAGCACCAACTACACGAACAGTTTGGCAGTTGTTGCCGTACGACAAGAAGTTTGCTGGAGTAAAGAAGTCCACGTAGTTGTCGTTTTGGGGCTTGCCGAAAATCGAAGCCAATTCCGTTTCATTGCTAACGGTGACAATTTCGTCCACCGGACCCCAGTGGAAGTAGCCCGCGAAGCCGCCAGGAGTGGTGGCAACTGCGGGAACAATGGTGGTCAGGTCAATTTCCTTGATGCTTACGCCAGGGCTTACTCTAAATGCCATTTGTGTGTCTCCTTGGTGAAGAAGTCAGTGTGTTTGTGCTGTCAGTATGTATTATTTCGTAACGGTCACCAAGTGCATCAGAAATTCCACCCCATATCTAGGTCTTCTGCCCCTTTGCCTACTCGCCAAGTGGTGCCACTGTTGTCCCGCATTTCTGTTTGTACATCTCCCAAGCCGTCGTCCACGAACCCGAAGGGGGTCATTTCCTCCTCCAGTACCTTCATTTGGTCTTCGTACAGGTCTTTGCGGATGTCGCTGCCAGTGATTGATTTGAAATATGTCTGTGTGGTGAGCCACCCAAACAGAACTAGGGTCATGGCAAGATCGTCGTTGTGGTTGTCTTCCGCTTCAAAGGAGTCGCCCTTGGCTACAAAGGTACACAACTCGTCCACGGTGTTGAAGTCTTCCACAATGAGTTTGGTGTCCTCCACAAGACTCTTCAAAATGGAACACCCAATACGCTTCACTGCGGTAGAAGTCTTTACGCCCTTTACTGCTCCCCCTCGGTTGCCGAAACCGCCGTTCACCACCTGACCCTTGCGACCCATTTGGGACACGTAGATCACATTGTCGTATTCCAATTCGTCGTGCAGAATATCGGCTACCTGTCCGCCAATATCGTTTACTTCCACCAGTACGTACGCGTTGTTGTACTGGCGCAGCACCGGATAGATGGCATTGGGATACAACATGGGCGGTATCTGGTTGTTCCTGAAGGTGGCTACCACCCGATACGGAATTTGGGTCACGTCCACCACACTGAACGCGTGATAGTCCAGTCCCTGTCCCCGAGCAGTGTCCACAACTGCCACGTAGTTGTGCCCCACTACAGGCTTTTGATACACCCGCAGCCCCTCACCGTTCCAGTACTCTGGAGTGCGGTACACCATGCACTTCAGTTTCTCGGGGTGGATCAGCGTATTCATCGACCCTAGGAATTCGCACTCAAACTCCGTTCGGAACTGCTCTTCGGACGTGTTTGATATGGTTTGCTTGCGCCACGCGTCATCACGACCAGGCACATCACTCCAGTGAACCTCTATGGGCACATACTCGTTTTTGCCTTCTTCGCCAGGTTTCTTGTTGGCGTTAACCCAAAAGCGGTAGAACATATTCAAGCCCTTGGGCGTTGAGATAATGGTCACCTTTGTGCTTTTACCACTGGTGATGGTGGGGTATACAGACGAGAAGAACTCTTCCGCAACATTCTGTGGCACGTACGCAAACTCGTCCAAGAAGATGTAGTTGAACGATCCACCACGCACAGCCGATGACGAAGTAGCCGAAGCAAGAATCTTGGAGCCGTTCTCCAGTACGATGGATCCCTTGTTCCACTCCACCACACCCTGCTGCAACCACATGGGTAGGTACTCGTAGGCTAGTTTCAGGCGACCAAGCAGTTCTCTTGCAGTGTTTAGTTTGTTTGCAAGAATGGCAACGCTCATGCTCTGGTTGAACAGCACATAGTGGAGCAGATACGAAATGATTGTGGTGGATTTGCCCGTCTGACGGGGCAGTTTGCCGATCACGAAACGGTTTTCGTGAATGGTACGGATCATGTCCTCTTGGAAATCGTAAGGCTCGAAAGGCACCAAGCCCTTGTCAAGGGACACAATCTTCACGTAGTTGCGAATGAAGTACAGAGGATCTTGAGAGCACTTCACGTACTCCTCGATCTGCTCGGGCGAAAAGTTGATCTTTACGCCCGCTGCCTTCAGATTGGAGTTGCCTAGGTACTTGTTGCTTTTACTGCTCATTGCTGTTGTCTTCCACTATGGCTTCCAGTACATCAGGTCTATTATCAAATGCCTTTGTGGTGGAACGAGCAGCGTTGATGATGTCTTGCAGATCCTTTGTGGACCCAAGGTAAATGGATTGGGTGGTGTTGTTCACGTTGTTCACAGTGGTTTCACTCTTTCGGATGGCTTTCACCTTCGTGTGCATTTCCAATAGATCCTTGTTTGTATCGGAAAGGGTTTTGATGAGTTGGGCTACCACCTCGTATGCTCGTGGGGAGTCTCCCTCTTGGGCTACGTTTATGATGCCGTCCAGTGCAACCTTTCCCGACTCCACCAGTTCTTTGAGATTCTTGCGCACAGAATCGTAGTCCAGCCGCAAGTCTGCGTCAATCCGCTCCTGTGAAAGCACTACACCCTCCGTTGGAACGGCTACCACAAGTGGTTTAGTTTCCGCAGGAGCCTCTGATGAGGGCACTCCCAACGCTTTGTCTATGCCTTCAAACATACCTACCTCCAATCAAATATCCCAGTCCACAGTCACTCCACCAAATCCCATACCTGCATCATAGGTAGACCCACCTTCCGTGAGGTTTTCGTACACCTTGTAGTACGGTTGATATGTGGTGATACCCGCACTTGGACCGGAGATTCCCAAAGACACCTTGCCGTAGGTTGCGTAGTCTGTGGTGTTTCCTGCGGTGAACGTGATTCCGCCAACAGACGTGTTGTCCCATATATCCTTGTTCCACAGGTGGGAGTCCATGATACGAATTTCTTTGTACGTCTTCTTCGGTCCAAACAGATACGTCTTCATGCTGAAATTCAGTGTAAACACAATGTTTCTTCGGGTTTGGAAGTCTCCTTCGTAGTCTTCTTCAGAAGAGAAGCCCACCAACGACACAGGAATGTCCATCTTCTTATGCAGATCATCAAAGTTCACAGTCATAACAAACTCGGGCGCGAAATACGGCAGGATCTGCTCCACGATCTGCAAACCGTCTTCCATGTTGCGCACGTACACATACAGAGAAAAGTCAATGTTGTACGGCACTTCCGCGTAACTGTATTGCGTGTTTGTAGACCCTGTGGACCCCACTGGCGGACGGTACAGCACCTTGGACACACTGTTTCGCTTGCGCAGTGCGTCATATGCGTAACCAGTGATCTCGAAAGCCATGCGCGGCAAAACAATTTGGTTGGGGTTTTGCAGGTTGGGATCGCCTGCCAGACGCACCTTATACTTTTCTTTGGGAGCGTACGACAAGGGAACCAGTAGCCGCTTTGTGCCACTGCTTTCCACCTTGTCGATGTAGATTTCGTTGAACAGCGAGCCAAATGCCACGACCATTCTTCGGATGGAGCCGTTGTAGAACTTTGTGAACATCAGTACAGCCCCTCACTGAAAGGATCCCTGTCAGTGAAATCAAAGATGTCGTCCTGTGTTTGCTCCAACTGGATCTGCTCGTTGTCCTGTTCCTCTTGGTGAGCAGCACGAGTAGTGCTTTCAGACACACTGGACACCGTGCGAACTGTGCTGCTGGTGAGTCCAGTTATAGTCTCTCCTGCCAAGAACTCGCCCTCCTGCATATTCACCAACAGGGTACTAGTAGCCGCAGTCCAACTCACAACCCGACCGTATGCACGCTTCGCAGTGGAAGTACCCGCGTACACTTCTTCGCCTTCAATAAAGTTTCCACTGCCCGTAACAACCACCGTTTTCAGGTACGAAGAGTGGACGTTCATTGCTGCGTCTAGTTCGCTTTCGCCAGTGTCGATCACCTCGTTGGAAGACTTGAACGCTTCGCAACTCAGTTTAAAGCAGTACCGATCCCCTGCCTGGTAGAAGGGGTTGTCGTGTTTCACGAATTTGATTTCAAACATTCCGTAGGGGTAGTCGAAGTACACGATATCGCCTTCTCGTGGGCGACCAATCTTGCGTATTTCAGGGTGGTGTCCCATCACCTCTAGGAATCGTTTGCGAGACACCACAAAGGTGGCAGACTCTTTCACATCCAGTCCGAACCGACTCATCTCTTGGTCGCCCTCAAGCCCTTCAGAGTTCTCCATGTACATTTCAATACGGTTTGCGTCTTTGAACTGCGACACCTCTTCACCAAAAATGGTGTCTTCGGTTACCTTCTCTCGCGGAATGTACACCATGTCGTGACCGTAGATTTTGATGGCTTCGGTGGTCAACGATTCGAGCAGTTCTTGCTCGTTCTTGATGGTGCGGCGAAAGTAAGGGTTTACTGCCATGTTCAGCCTGTGCAGAAGTCAGGTGGTTCTTCGTACTTCGTCATGTAGTCTTCCATGATCTTTTCCAGTTCTTCTTGGGCTTCACTGTAGATGCGCTGCCCGTTGAATGTGAGGTTTCCTGGAAGATTGATGCCGTCGTACTTGGACAGGTTTGCGCCCCACTGCCGCTTTATGAGTGCAATGGTGTGCCGTTTAAGCATGGTGTCGTTCCACACTTCCGTGTACAGGTCAGGATCGGTAGAGCGGTACGCTTCAATCAGCAGATACTGCCCTGCCACAAAGTCTTTCCAGTTCATGTGGAGCGTGAGGCGGTTTGCGTAACGGCTGAACGTGATCTGCTTTTCAGGATCCAGTAACTGCTGCAACATCTCAATGTACTGCATGGTGGTCACAAAGTAGTTCAGGTTCATCTGTCCAGTACGCAACCCGTAGAAATCGTTCAGTGCCATTTGGTAGCGCACATTGAAGATGTTGTTGATTTGTAGGTTGAACCCGATTTGGAACACACGAGTAACGCTCAGTATTCGTGACCCGTCACTGCCAAGGGAGTTTGTGTTCAGGTACCCGTTGTCTATGTCTTGTTGTGTTACTTGGTACTTGTAGTACGTCTTTTCGTGACCGTACATATGCCAATCAAAAAAGTGCCGAAGGGCTTCGTCAATACGGTCTTCCACTTGGGAATCGTCCACATTGATCTCAATCACGGGATGCCCAAGCGCACGGAGTGCGTACTCTTTTAGTTCTTGTCGTGTGGTTGGGGTAGCCATCCAAAGAGTCTCCTTTGAGATTATTTAGGAGACTTCCCGCTCCCGTTCCAAGAAAGCCACTAGTCGTGCTAACTCTCCCTCTCTATCACAGACCCTATTGCACTCATTACAATTCAATGGCATTCTGATGGTGTTTTCGCCATCCGAAATGTAGTGCATTTCGCCCCGTTTGTACACTCGTATCTTCCATCCGTGCGGGACACTGTATTTGGGTTCGATCTTTAAAAAGTCATTCCACAAGTAGCGGTTGCCGTTAAGTTCAATCCAGTCGTTTCCATGATGAATCAGCGAATACACCACTAACCTCCTATTTACTTTTTAGGCGTACCACCTACTGTCTCTACACCTGTGATTGAAGGAGTTTGTGATTTCGGCAGATACTTTCCTTCGGGTGTAGCAGTGCCTGAAATTTTTGCTTTGGGGGTAACGTATACGCTACCTGTTTCAGAAATTGTCGGAATAATCTTTCGTAAAGCCTGAGCAGAAATCCCCAACACCGAGCGTAAACCCGCGTGGGTTGACGCACCAACGACTCCACCATTCAAAGCGGTTCTCAGACTATTTCCTGCTGCTTGATACGTGATAACGTCGTTGTATAAGTTCTTTACGTCCGCAGTTATAAAATTAAACTGTGTGCCGTAGTAGTCTCCTATCACAGTGTTTCCTGTGTAGCCAACAACCACTATATTGTCGTATATGTTTCGCAACCAGTTTATGTTTGACTGTATTGGCAAGAAAGAGAATGTTTGCCCCCCGCTCCAGCCGCCAGAGAAAAGGTATTGGAAATCCGCTCTGTCTGAACTGGTTCCCTGCATCGTAGTCACACCGAACAGGTAGTAGGTTGTGTAATCGGATGCGTTTCTACGAACGTCTTTGTTTGCACTCAATCCTTGAATTTGTTGCACAGATTGAACAATCATGCATCCACCGCTTTCGTATCCGAACAGATACGCAGCGGTTCCTCCTGAAGCGGTAAACCCTCCGCATACACCATCAAACAAAATAAGACCCAGAATATCAGAGTCTTCTCTACACACCAACGAAGTTCCAATTACTCCGTTTTGTTCGTCACGGAAAGAAACGGTGCCACTGACTCTACAGAGGTTGTCCACTGGAAAGAGTGAAGTTTCAAACGGACCATTCATGGAGAGGTGGTAAACCGTATAGTCTCCTGCGTAGTCTTGCTCGTACACCACAGGAGCAGTTGCTCCCAATAAAGCGTAGTCTCCTAAAGCAAGAGTGACCCCGCCCATTCTTATGTGTACGTCTTCCATCCAACCCTTGAACGGGTAGTCTCCCGATCTACCACTGCCAACCATTAGAGGAGAAGCACTGTTTCTGATGTGTCCGGTTACTGCAACAGAGCCGTAAAAAGCACCATTCCAATACGCCATACACGCAGTAGCACCGCCAGTTCTTCCCCACATGATAGCAAAACGATGCCACTGATTTAGCGTCACTCCATCAGCAGGACACACATTCAAAGCAGTGACATTGTATCCAGCAGAAGCGTTCGTAGAGTCAGCAAAATGGAACACCAACTGGT